GTACTGCATCAATGTTTCTGTTCGTCTCACAGCAGCACATCTGAGACGCCTGCTGATTCTGAGCGAGCTGCTGCATAAGACCAAAGTTGCCCTGCATGACAGTCTTCTCCAGACCATTGATGCCATTCGTGAGAGCATAGGTGCTATTAGACTGCCCATAGGTCAGCCCACGCATCTGAGACATTTCATTAGAGTAATCAAACCCTCTCTGAATGTCTGCCTGAGTTGCAGTATTCCCTTTGTTACCAAAGAGATTACCGCCACCACCAAGTAACACGAATAAAACGACTACCCACAACCATTCACTACCACCAAAACCTGCACCTGTCTTTTCATTCAGATTGAATACAGGCTGCACACCACTCATACCGTTCTCCATAGAATCACCATTCCTTTCGTAAAAATAATAAGAGAACTGTATATATCAACTCTGCCGTACGCTCAGAGCTGAATACCAAACATAGCAAATTTTTGCTTTATATTGGAAATAAGAGGAGCGAGCTGTGTCTGAGAGATACCCTGTGTAGAAATCATGTTCATGACAACTTGCTGCATTTCTGCTGGGGTCTTACCCTGAAGCATAGTCATTGCCCTCTGGAATCGTGGGTCATTACCGATTAGTGACATAAGAGCTGTTTCAATGTTAGCGTTCATTATGGTTAGTCTCCTTTACCTTTAGCAATCAATGTATCTACTTTTTCTTCAAGTGTCTTTAATCTTTCATTCAGACTCTCTTCCTGTCCTTTTGCCTTTTCATAGACTTCAATGACTGGAAGACCACTAAGATCAATGTACTTTACATAGACCCTGTTTTCGTTTTTAGAAGTGAAGAAAGTGAGTGAACCACATGGGTCTACTCTAGCTCTCCTTACTTCCTCAACATTATTTACGTCACCTCCGAAGCTATTGATAGCTGGTGGTGCGGGGGGATAAGCGAACATGATAATCACCTTTTCCTTTCGTTGTTTACGCCGTTCTCACCCAAGCTCGTAGCATATATGCAGGTGGCTGAACGGTGTTAGATGAACCGTAAATGGAGTTAGACTTAGAGGCTTTGAAATCTAGTCGTGTATTTTGCACCCCCCCCTCCCCAGTAAAGAATGCTCCTTTTCTTCCAGAATTAGTACTACTAAATGCTCCTGTATCAAAAATGACAGGCAGAGATGCACCAGATGTATACCCCACTTCTGCATAACCTGTAATATTTGGCAATCCTGCACTTCTCTGTGTTCCTGCTTCGCTTGCCTCGCCTGTTTGCAAGCAGAGGTTAGCAGGAATTTCCTCCCATGTACCGTGTTGCATGAATGGAAAATCTGCTTTTGTTTTGATCTTATCAGCAGATATATACACAGTACCGATTGGGTAGAATGTATCTATTAAATTGATAATAGTGCTATCTCCCCCACCTTTAGTTACAGTTACTTTCCCATTTGATTCTGTAACAGACTTAACATATTGAGTAGGATCCCATGTTTTTGCACTCTCTGCACTCTGAGCAGCTGCTGCTGCACTAGATGCTGCTTTAGTTTCACTTGTCTTTGCATTAGAAGCACTTGTAGCTGCATTAGCTGCCGAAGTAGCAGATGCAGAAGCAGACGAGGCAGCATCAGCTGCTTTTGAACCCGCAGTTTCAGCCCATATTCTAGCAGAGGTACTTCCATTTGGAGCTTGCCCTCTAGGGGCTTCTGCATATCCCATAGCTTTATTTGCATAGTTATTTGCTTCTGTTGCACTAGACTGAGAAGCACTAGCAGACGCAGCGGAGTTACTTGCTGAAGTCTTAGCTTCTTCTGCCCAAGTCTTAGATGATTTACTATCTGTAGCTCCGTCTGGACTAGAGGAAGACACAGCCCACTTCTTAGCACGATCTGCACTATTATTAGCTTCAGTAGCTTTAGTAGCAGTAGTATCTCTTAAAGTGGTCATAGTAGCCACATAAGAATCCCCTGTGTCAGTCAAACGCTTATTCTGAGTGTCCCCTGTAGAAGTCAATCGGGTATTCTGCTTATCTCCTGTAGCAGTCAAACGAGCATTCTGAGTATCCCCAGTAGACACAATAGAAGCGTTCTGGGCTGCTCCTGTGTTGTTGAGCTGCGTTAAGAGACTTGTCTGATTCTTTGTGATGTAATTAAGATTTACAGCATCACCGGGGTTTGTAGGGTCTAAAAGATTCTTAATCTTGTTATACCTAGCATCCCAAATATTATCAGTCCCATCCTTACTAAGACCACCCTCCTGAGCAAGGTCTGAAGTTTCCTCTGCAAGGTGCAGAAGCTGAGTAGACTGTACGGTCATATCAGCTGCTCTGAGTACAGAAGCATCTGCCCACCCGACCAGTGGTTTAGTAGCTGTCTGTCTATAGATCTTAATTTTGAGACCTGTAGGAGCAGCTAAAGTAACGACCCTATCCGTTACGGTGAAATCTGTACCCTGAGTGAGTTCTTCAATTTTCTCATCAGAAATCAGAGAGACATGTACAAATGCCTTTCTAAGATAGTCAAACGGAAACGAATATTGTGTTTGAGTTCCATCACCCTGATAAAAGATCTGAGCTTTTCTTTCGTTACTTATTTTATCCATCTCCTTTGTAATACTAAATAGTAAATAGCAATGGCAATGGTAATAAGGGTAGCAATAAAGCATACCTCCCCACCAAAGATCACATTGATACATACCAAAATAAAAATGGGAAGAATAACGAACCAAAGGATTGCTAGTTCAAACATAAGCACCCCAGCACAGAAGGGTATCTGCCAACAGAACGCTCCTAGCATAAGAAGCATCTGTATTATAAAGAAAACATCCTTCCAATTTACCTCATTCATCATTATTCCCCCTTACTTATTACTGTCAATCAATTTCTGTGTCTTGTTAGCTGCCTTTGGCTTAGAAGTCAAGAGTGACTGAGTTTTGGTCTTTGCTTTAACACTACCCAGCTTCTGTGCCTTCTTAGTCTTCTTAGTTTTAGGGGTCTTCTGTCCTTTAGTGTAGTCCGATCTCGTGTCTGGGAGATTTGTGTTCTCCTTAATCATAGAACCAAGATAGGACATACCGAGGTAAGACCCCAGAGGGAATGCCTGAACGAATCTATCAACATCACCGTTAGTGGCATCACCAGACACAAAATGTTTAACACTCTGCCCCATATTAAAGACTCTTTTAGCTGTCCCGGCAGTAGGAACCTGATTGATAGCACTAAGTGCAATCTTATCCCAAGACCTATCAGTCTCTGCTTTGCTTCTAGTATTATCAACCGTAGTTCTGTACATAGACTGACCTGTAGCAATTTCCCAGCCATCAGCCAAGAAGGACAGAGGTGCAGTCATAGACATACGGAAAAGACCAGAGAGAAGGACATGCTGGAGATTACCATTTCTCTCCATGTACTCCTGTCTCTTCTGTTCATCATTTGGATAATACATATAGGACTTAGCTACAGTCCAAGCATAGAAGGCAGCTGTATTGGTCATGTATGAATAGAGAGCAGCCATACCATCATCTCTTTCATGGGACGATAAAGATCTCATGAACTGCTGATTCATAGCCTTCATAGTGAAGTCTTTGAACTGGAAGAATAGTCTATGCTTCTCCCTAAATGGGTTCATGTTACCAATAGACTGCTGCTGGATACCTCTCATAGATTCATTATCCATGAGCTGCTTCCATTTGGAGAACGTTATTGGGTCTTCCTGAAGCCAATGGTCAAGATTACCACGTTCATCAATAAGGTACTTTTTGGTAGCCTGACGAACCTTTTCAGCCATCTCAGCTGTATGAATACCAGCTGCTGCTAACTTCTTATCTGAGAATGGTCTTCTGAACCACCCCTTCATGTTCTTACCTTCAGCCCACTTCAAGCTATCTTCAATCGCTGCATTACGCATAGACTGAACCATGCAGTTAGTGAGCTTTGGCATAAAGTTGACAGAAGAGGTAAGAAGAGCAGTTCTTTTAATGGTTCTATTAGTTGCGTCAAGTCCTCTACCAATCATAGATGGTACTGGATTATCCGCAGACACCTTATCAAAGAGTTCCCCATAGATCTTAGAGTCTGTAGAAGCAGAGGTACTCCAACCATGGATACCAATCTCTTCTGCCCAGAGCTTACGAGTGACATTATCGACAATCTCAGCTCCGTCCTTACCAAGTCTAAGAGTTTTGCCTAAGTTTCTAAGACCCGGAATGTTGTTGACCAGAACTTTCCAGCCACCATAGCCAATAGAGCCACCAAGTTCACCTAACTGTGCAGAGGTCATGTTACCACCTACGTTAGCATAAGTAGCAGCTCTCCACATGTTAGAAAAGGCATCCCAGCCCTTCTGTTCATTAACATTGTAAGACCCAATACCAAGAATCTTGTGAAGACCCATCTGCATTGCTTCAAGTTCTCTACCACCATTTCTGATCGGAGAGTTCTTAGCAATCTCCTGAGCAATCTTAGAATAGAACTCCTGCTGTGCTTTAGAGTCACCAATGGTAGCTCTAAGAGCAATTTCACCACTGAGTCTGTTCATAATCTGTGGTAAGAAGTTATCAAGGTCATAACTTCTAAGATCCTTATCAAAGCTAAATTCGACACCATTCTTCAGCTTCATGACCCCGGAAGTATCTACTGGGAGTCTGTGCTTCAAGGAGTCTGCACAAGCCGTGTAAGGATTCTTCAGATTCATGTCATCAAGAGAGAAGTTAAGTTTAGAGTTATTCTGATCTATACGACCATATGCCCAATTCTTAGCTGCCTGTTCAAGATGTTCCTCAATTTCTTCCTCTGTAGGTTCAGACCACTGGAGAGGTTTCTTTCCTTTGTAGGTCTTCTTCTTAGCTTCAAACTCACGTTTCTTCATCTCAATGAAGTATTTAGTCTCAGCATCTCTATCCATAAAGCGTCTAGCATATTCAGTCAGATCTGCCAAGCAGTCATTAGCATCATCGTAGTTACGACCCATCCACTCATAGAGTTTGGTGTAGTTAGTAACTCGGAAGAACTCCCTAGAGGTGTTTTCAGTATCCATCTGAGCCAGTAAAGACCCAAGACCTTTTCTCCCTCCAAGATTCTCTGAACGTGTCTGCATCTGCTTCAGAATGTCATTATTCAGCTCTTCAAGATCATTAGCCATACTCTGAATTTCTGGAGAGAACTTTTTGAGAGCCAAAGTGTCTCCTCTAGCCTTTGCATTGTAGCACTGAATGATCTGTTCATTCACCTTTTTGATGCAGTTGTTTCTCATGATGCTGTGGAAGAAACCAATGTTCTTTTTAATGTAGTCCATACGTTTCTCAACAAATGCATAATATTGATTATTCCAACGAGCAAGCATCATATCTTTAATGCTTTCTGCTGGAAGGTGGTCAATATAAGAGGCTTCCATTCGGGGGTCTCTGAACAGAATATTAGACAGCATCTGCAAGAGTCTGGAATGAGAGTTTCTCATGATACCAAAAATAGTACCATTAAACAGACCATGTTCCATGAACAGACCTACACGACCAAAGTGACCCTGACGTACTTTAGAACTCTGTCCTTTATCAGATACTGGGTCAAAGACAGTCTGAGCCTTATGCTCCTTAGAGTAGTCAATCTCACCAATATCTTCTGCGGTCTGAGCAATACCCTCACCATTGACATTATTCTTAGAGTACGTTACACCATTGATGATATGAGAACCATCTGGAAGTGTCTGTACTGGGTCATCCTTATGGATAGCTTCACGAGCATTTCTGACCATGAGCTTTTCAAGATCCCCCTGAGCATTGTCCGCTCTTTCTCTAGCTCTGTTAGCTGTGTCTGGATATATAGGTGTCTCTTTCTCTTTCACAGTATTAGCGTCAACTGCTTCAGAAGACACCTTACTATTAGGAATGGTCTTCTCCATGCTATAGAGGTCTGGATTGAAAAAGGTCTTCAACGCATAGTCTTCAATCTCTTTGTCAGACACATCAGCCTTTCCGTAGTAGGAAATAGCCTGTTTCTTAATTGCCCTATAAAGAGCTGATCTCTTGTCTGGATTATGCTGAATCCAATACTTAAAGACCAGTTCAGGGTTATTACCTTCAGCTTTTCTAGCAGCTGCCCAGAGCTTACTCTTCTTAGGAAGATCTGGGTCAAGAATCATATTGACAATGTTCGTCACATCTTTATTCTTAGCTGCATACCTCTTTAATGCACCAGCAACTGTGTCTGCAACCCACTGATCTGCATCATAGTTAGGGTCAAGCCAATGTTCAATGCCCTTACGGACTTCCATAACAATGTTGTCTTTCTTATGCTTGCTACCCATGTGTTCAATCCAGTAAGCAAGAGCTTCCTCTGGACTTGTAGCTTTACGAGTGGCAGCAATCCAATCTTTGTCTTTGGAGTGTTCCATACGAGCCTTAACGATACCAATGACCTTATTATAGATCTTTGGTTCAAGCATCTGTTTAAGAGCAATATGGACACCAGCTTCATGCATAACAACGCCTGTAAGGTTTCTCTTATTGATCCTTTCACGAATCAATACGGAGACCCCAAGACCCGGTAAACTGAAAGCCTTAGCATCTGGGTCTAATGTTACACCATAATGAGCTGCCCATTTACGAGCTTTAGCTTCGGTAAGGATGAACATCTGCCCATTTTTGATGAGTCTATCAGTAATTGAATCTGGCTCTACAAGGTCGTTGTATGCCTTAGTAGCAGCTTCCTGAAGACCCTGTACTGGCTTAGGTTTAGCCTGATCTGCTTCAACGGTCTTCTGTGCCATGGGAGCATAACCATTAGCATTGTCAGATTCTTCTCTGCTAACATCTGCTGCTGATCTTTCAACCGTAGGGTCTGTTTTTCGGAACTGTGTCTCTCCTGCAAGAGAAGCACCTTCCTGAGCAATCTCTGGCTCTCTTTCAAGCTCTGCCTTCTCAGCTGCTGCTTTTGCTGCTCTTTCTTTATAATGAAGATCAATGTCAGTACCTTCCTGAGCAAAGTCATCCATCATATCTTTAGCCAGAGCAGCTTGAGCATTTGGTTTAGCTTCCATTCGAGGAGTAACACCTATAGCAAGACGAGTGGTCTCTTCTTCAAGACCACGTTTGGTCATATCCAAACGTCTTGCCATTTCACCACCACCGGACTTAGCAATAGCCCCACCAATAGCACCTAAGACACCCGCAAAGGTCATAGAAGTAGCATAGTCTGGTGTGAAGCCACCCCAACGATTTGCTACAAATCTGTCTGCTCCTGCACTCACCATAGAAGTTAGAGCCTGAGTTGCCATTCTAGCTGCTCTATTCTGATTGATGAGCTTACCACCAAGAGACACAAGACCTCTGACCTTAGATGCCTTTGCTGCAATGCCAGCAATAGTACCAACATTAGCACCCGGAACGAACGCCAAAAGAATAGATGGGTCAAGTACCGACCCAAGAATAGTACCTACCGAAGAAAGTCCATAGTCCATGTTGTCTACTTTTTCAGCCCTAGCACGGTCTTCCTGTTTCATTGCTAAGAGTGCCAAAAGAGTCTGTCTGTTACTTGCATGTGTCAGAACATAGTTCTGAGCAATAGAGTCACCTTCAAGCCCCTTCTGGACAAGATCAATATCATCCTGAGATGGTCTGTAGTCACTCTCCCCAAAAGATGCATAAAGCCCCTTATTGATAGTGTCTGCATTAGTGAAGTTTACCCAAAGGTTTCTTACCGCAGACACAGAACCACTATCTACTTCTGCATTCACGAACTTGTTATAAAATTCATCCCAGAAGCTATAGACCTGTTTCATCTTTGGTTCATCTGGCATCACATAAGGATGCTTAGAACCATAAGCTCCCGAATAGGTCGCTACTTTATCAATAAAGTCTCCATCAAGATACGAATGGACACCTGAATAATAATGACCACCTGAGTTATCGTCAGATGTGAAATATCCACCATTCTGCAAAGATGCTAAGTATTCATCAACATTGGATGCCTCTCCGATACCATTCTCTGCATACTTTGCAAGATAGTGACCAAAGTAGTCTGCATAATCTTCTGGTGAGTCAAACATCATAGCATACAGATTACTGTTTGTCATTCTGTTTTCTTCACCGTTAGGCTCTACCTGAGTAACACCACCAAAGTTGTTATTCTCTGTAGCCATACGAGAAGTGAAATTTGCAGACTCATGCTGCCACTGAGCATAAATCCAATGAGGGTCAATATTGTTTGTCCCCAAGTCTGCATTAGCAACATCTGCTGCATGCTGTGCCAATTCAAAATAAGTCATAGACCCTCACCTCCTTAATATCCATGCCATGACCAATTACTGTATGTAGATCTGTGACTGCCTGTGTCTGTTACTACTCCTCCATCATCAGTAGTATAGCTGTAATCAGACCCGCTGTCATCAGAGTCAGAAGAGTCATCATCATCAGAACTAGATTCTTCACTAGCTGCTGCCTCAGCTTCTTCCTCAGCTTGTCTGTCATACCACCACTGATTGACCATATCATAGAACTCATCCAGAGTGTACCCATTGCCTTCCTCAAAGTTCCAATTAGGGTCTCCGAAATGAATCTTATCATCAACACCCCACCACCATGTAGCGTGCATTCCGGGGTTCTCAGCATTAGCAGCCTCTACCTTTTCATCCATGACCCTAGTAGCTGTGCCAAACTGATCTGTAGAAGCATCAATACCATTGGTCGCATCTGTCTTCTTAGCAAACAGAGCCTTTGGCATTGGATGAGAATCATAAACTACATAGTTCTTATTTAGCATAGCCTGAAGCAAAGTCTGGGCTGCTCCATCATCCTGTGTACACGCTCTAAGATATTTAAGTGCCGTAGAGTTGACATTAGAGAAAGCATCAGCAGTAATAGGAACTATAGTAGTCGAAAAATTATTATTTGCATCTTCACTACTTAAATCAGTCAGTTCCACTCCATCCCCAGAAGACATAGCATTAGAAGCAAAGTCTTCAGCAGCTTGCTTGACTGCATCACTTCTAGCCATGTTGTCTCGCCCTTCACAGAACATCTTAAAGCCATCTTCATTAGAGCCTCCTTTGAAGTCGATCAAAGCTCTAATAGCTTGCATATCAGACCCCAGCTCTTTACCAAAGTTAGCTTCAAAGAGTGCTGGATTGTACTCATACATTTCAAGAGCATTCGTGAAGCTCTTAAAGTCACTAGAGTCACTCATCTCATCTGCCGATGACCCCAAAATGCTATTCTGAAGATAGTTCTTATATTCAGAACGCATCCTAGAATTTGGTGCCCACAGAAGAATCTTAGTAAAAGATTTCATATCCCCCGGTTTAAGAGTTGAGATCTTTGCTGCTGCTGCTTCATAGGCATCATCTGCGGAGCAATAGGTCATACTAGAACGCCCATTGAGATAACGAGCAAGAGCAATGTTTGCATTCTGAGATTTAGCATTAGCTTTAAGCTGCTTCTGATTTGCTCGAATCATTGCTTTCTGCTCTGCTTTCTTTTCATTGAGAAGCGTAATTCGGTAAGACCCATACTTAGGATTCAACATATGCTGAGCTTCTTTAGGAAGTGAATTGTACCACTTGTCAAGCTCATCAACATTCTTGCAGTTAATCATTGCTTCATACTGCTTATTCATCCATTCATTTGGTCTAGCCAGAGCTGTATCTTCTGCCATTTTAAGGTATGTATTGAGGTCAATAACATCCTTTACATGTACAGGTTTAGTACCATCATCATTGTTGGTAATGACAAGATCAGCACATTGTCTAATCTTATCGGGAGACCCAGCTACCTGAGCAATATCTCCTAAGATACCTTCCATGAATGCTTTGCGAACATCAAGCTGCTGAGACATAAGCGTAGAGTTATTGATAAGCTCCTGAAGACCATTTTTGAAATCTTCTGGACTCTTATCGGTATTCTCACGCACATATGTAGAAGCCTGAGCCTGAATAAAAGCCTTACCCATAGTTTCAAGACTCTTAGACTTCTCCGCTACTTTCTGATTGGTGATATTTAAGAGATCCTGAGGGTTAGACTCCCAGAACCCTTTATAGAACTGTTCAACGTCATAAGACTCATTTTTGTTCTCTTCAAGGAACTTTCGTTTCTCTTCTTCGTATCTCTGACGTTCTTTATCTGGCTCTTTCACTGGGTCTTGTGCCATTGTGATCTGATACTGCTGAGAGAATTTCTCAGACATATACTTACCACGAGCCTGTTCAATAGCAGCTACAGCATATGGGTTATCTGCCAGCTGGAACTGCCCATATTTATTGAGAAGTTCAATAGCTGACAGCTTCTTCCAGTCATCTTCAGTAGCAGCATTGATGAGAGGTTCAACCTCTACAGTTCTTGCTCTAGCTCTGTCTTCTTCACTGGAAGCATATTTCATGATATTAGACCCAAGACCAGTGACCGCATTATACAGGCGATCCCCAGCCCCGGATTTAACGATGCCCTGAGAATCTACAAGATTCCTCAAGGACTTCTGATAAGTGGCTACTGGCTGACGAGTAAACTGTCTTTGTGTACCCACTGCATTTTGTACTATATTAGCCATTTAGCCTCCATATCATCGAATAAGTAAATTGGTCTTTCGTAACTTACCATGTTTGTAATAATTCGTATAGTTAGCCATTGAAGGCAGACCCTGCGAATTGTAGGTAAAGTAAGACCCAGAAGATTTTGTATCTGGACTATGAGAACCCCAGAAGTCGAATGTACCTCCTTTAGCCTTAGCAGCTGCTTTCTGTGTCTTGTACTCATTGTACCCAGACAAAGCAGTAGAAGCCAAAGACAGAATATCGGAGAACTTCTGAGACCTAGAGATCTCTCCCTGTTTCTTCAGTTGTGCAATATAGTCCTTTGTAGACAGTAAAGTAGACTCCTTATTGAGATCAACTTCATTAGACTTACGCAGATAGTTGTCCTGAACGGAAGCCACAGAGCGAGAAGTGTCTGCTTCAGCTGCTCTCATAAGTCTATTTGCTGTTCTGCCCCCTCCAGCATAACCTTCATTGATGGCAGCATTAACCTGTGAGTTAAGCTGCATTTGGTTAATTCGTGTTTTAATAATATCGTTTACAGCTGCGTCATACGCATCCTGCCTTTCCATTTCATAATTCTGGAAAGCATAGTTCATCTCTTTGGTCGCTCCTTGAGCCTGAGCTTCTAGGTACTTTGCCTGAGCATTGTACTGCTGTCTCATCCCATACGCTTGCATTGCGACCTGAGCTGCTACAGCCCACCAACACATAAACTAACTCCTTTCTATAATAAAATGCCAAAGATCTTTTCTGAATGGGTCTTCCCAGAAGGATGCCCCGAGGAAATCTAAGTATTTGACATGAAGTTCATTCTTAGCATACAGGGTATTGGTAATGTAGGGATAGGCACTCAAAAGATCTTTAACGATGCCCTTAGACCACCTAAGAAATTCAATCTTGTGGTCTTCAACTGCATTTGTCAAAAGCAGCCAGCCAATGACACCATCAGAGTAAATGCCCCAATCCATCATATACTGATACCAGTTACCAATGCCAAGTAAGCCCCCATCACATTTGATAGCTCTCACATCTTCCAAATGGGCAAGAAGGAAACCTAAATGCTCTTTAAGGGTCTTACCAGACACCACCTCTACTTCTTTCTCATCCATTGGTCTAATGTTCTCAGAAAACTCAAAAATGTCTTCTTCTGTAGCATTGTCAATAATAATCATATCGTTCTTGTCCTCTTGATGTAATTTCCTTCCCAAGTGTACCCCATAAGAGACATAGCCGTAGGAGCTTGTGTCTTAATGGAGATCTGACAGTTATCGTTCTTACTCATAACAGGAATAATCATAGACCCAGTTTCCATAGGTATAACATTCATCTTATTGTTTGTTGCACCTAAGACTCTAGCAGTATGATAGTACACATGCTGAGGTCTGGGGTCTTTGTGACTAACATGTACTTCAAAGTAGCCAGACTTTGCAAAATTGATCTTCATTCGAGAAACCTGAAGTCTGCCTTCCTCTTCTGCTACAATGCCAGCCGTACCTCGCTGCTTAATGATAAGCTGCGAGAACTGAACATAGAACGTAAAGAGTTCTCCAAAAGTGACCTTCTGTCCTCTCAAGTCTCTATTGATGTAGACATTATCGTTCTTTACGTCATTATAAGAGAACTCATAATAATGACCATCAGAGGTAACGACACCATACTTTGCACCAGTAGACAGATAATTTCCATATGCCTTTGCAAGATGTAAGTGTGTCATGTTGTTAATGTCATCATAGTTGTCATCAGAGATTGGAGCAGACACAGCCTTACGGTCAAGGAAGACACGGTAAGGTTCATCATTGTAGTCTTTGGTATTGTATGTGAAAATCATTTTCTCCATAAACAGTTCACCATTTCTGACAACAAGCATGTAGAAGGTAGAATCAAAGAAACCACCACCTAAGATAGTCGCTCCCTTAAATTCCCAATAAGACCATGAAGACTGCATACGATCTTCTTCAGAAAACAGATATTTGTACACATAGATTCTGGAAGTGTTACCAGTAGAGAGTACAAGCAGAATATGTTCGTTGTTAGAAGGACACAGTGCATATACCCCATTAGGAATAAAAGAAGGAATGTGTGAAGACACATCCTGAGCATCTTTCGTCCCCTGAGTATCATTCATGGTGTAGTATTCATTCAGTGAAGAGAACTCAGCTCTCTTGACTACAAAGTACATTCTACGACCAGCTCCTACAGGCTTTACTTCTTTAGCAGATGTAAATTGAGTAGCTAAAGGGGCAGCTGCATTCTGAGGTGTTAAGACCCCATCAGCTGCCAGAATGAACTGAGAGTTCGCTGAAAAGAGTACCAAGTCCTGAGCAAATGGGACTGCGTGATAAAGTGTGTCTACCTCATTATTAGACACAGCCAAATCAATCGGGTCTGTATCCTGTACCTCTACAGCAGACCCCATCCAGAAGTTGAAGAAAGAGGCAGACCTAGATAGGATAATGTTTTCTCCGCTAAGGAATCCTAAACGATTTCTAAAGAGAAATACATCATTGATCTTACCATCAACAAAGGAAGGTTCAGAGTTTGAATCTTCATCCCCTGTGTCTCTATCCTCCCATTCAGCTGGCTTCACAGTAAATGTACCATCAGCATTTCTGACCATTACATGAGGCATAGTCGCTTTGTCATAACCAGCAATAATGCCCGGTTTTGCACATTCCTTCCAGATGTTATCAGAAGATCTATAAGAGACATAGTAGTCATCTGAACCAGACCCACTGTCCCCTAATACCTTTACTGTATATCCGTCTTTGGCTTCTGTAGGTAAGTTCGTGAACTTCTGAGCTGTATGAAAGAAACCAAACATACCCAGACCATTGAACCCATCGACACATTTGACAGTCTTAATGGTTACATCTGCTTTAGTAAGGTAAAGAGAAGAGTTATACTTCTCTACTGTCCATCCTTTAGCAGCAGCAGCATCACCTAACTGATCTCGAATGTAGTTCGTATCAATCTTCTTTGTGTCTTCTGCATTGTCCCCATTAGGTGTCGTAAATTCTGCAATCACTTCATCGTTAATGAGAATCTTGTAGGTTCTACCATACTGACCAGATTTAACATTAACAAGACAACTGTGGTCATCCCATTTGTAAGGAACTGGGTCTTTCCCCATTTTGACCACTTTGTCTCTGTTTACGATAAAAGTATAATCAGCAATAGTAACAAGTCTAAGAGATTTTCTAGGATTAGCAACTGTAATATAGGCTTCTCCATCCCCTTCATATTTTACAGTATATGCCTTACCATATTCATCCCAGACCTTTACAGAAGACCCATCAAAGAGCATCACATACTTTTCGTTCTCATCTCTGTTTACAATATGTACCAGAGAGTTAGGGTTAGTAGGTGCAGCTCCAAGATCACTTACATAGAGTGTCGGGGGTCTTTTTTGAAGACCAGAAGACTCTGTAGAGAAACCATTGACCTGTTGATCGAGCTGTTCAGGCAGTCTAAGAAGATCTGGCTGCTGAGAGATACCAGAAATCAAGTTCTTAATGGTCTGTGAAATTCTAGTATTTCTCATATTAGCGAGCCTCCAAAGTCTGTACAGGCTGAACGCTAAACATAGAATAGTCTCCAAGCTCCATCTCATACTCTTGCAGGGCAGCCCAAGCCTCCTGCTCCTGAGACAAAAGGTTCTGACCAATACTGTCATCATCCAGTGTCTGAGACTGGAAGATACGAGCAGCTTTGGCTACAATGTAATCTCTAGCTACTGAAGGCATGTAGTCAAAGTCAACAAGACGAATGAGTTCTACTTCAATATCAGAATCGAATGTGTCTGTCTGATTATCAAAGTCATAAACATAGTCACCCCTCTGGACATATTTAGTACCATCAGTGCCAACAAGATACAGAAGGTCATCCTGCCATTTGATCTTCTTAGTCGTGAGGTCTCTATTCAGCTTTGTCGCATTAACATGATTGAAAGACCAGCCTTTAGACTGCACCTGTCTATTTACTTTCTCTAAGACTCTAATGGCATTCTCAACATCAACATTCTGAGAGTCTTCAAGAGTATTGACAGGAGCTTCCCCTACAGCTGCCAGCATATCGTTGATAGCTTCTAGGGCTTTATTAGATGTAAGAATCATAGTAGCTCCTTTCTTATAAAAATAATAGTTGTGGTGTTCCTTTGAGGACTTGAACCTCAATCTCCTCAGTACTTAGGTATTCTTCCATTAAACTAAAGGAACATATAAGGGGTCATATGGTACGAGCCATACAACCCCTTTCAAATACTTTGAGTATATCTCTATACTCGAATTAAGTTACACAGTTGCTTCAATGCAACCCATGTAAGCTGCTTCTGGACGCAGACCGCCATGACCTACAGCATAAGAAGCTGCAAGCATATCAGCCTGATATTCTGCTCGTCTTGCACGTTCGAGCTTCAGGTCACGGAGCTTAACAGTACCTACAGCAGATTTATGCATTGCAATAAATGCACATTTATCTTTGTAGGTAGCCGGGAAGACATGACCAGCACCCTGAAGCAGACCATCGTTGACTTCTGCACCACCCATGGTAAGATGCGGACATTCGATAATATCGAAGCCAGCAATACGAAGGATGTTAGCATCAGTAATAGTTGCTACACCACCGTAATCACGGTTAATAGCGACCAGAGATGCAATGAGTGCAGTACGAGCTTCTGGGGTCATAAAGACATAACGTTCAGTTTCTGGAACGTAGTTGTTAGACATTTTAGCCTTAATTTCCAGAAGAGCCTGTACCAGAGCCTTACCTTCTGCTTCAGTAACACCAATATCAGCTGCTGCGAGCTTCTTAGTGATGATCTCACCTTTACCCAGACCAGTCAGATTTTCCTTGTTGGCAACAACCATTTTTGCTGCTTCAGCAAGTACAGCACCATCCATTTTCAGAGCCAGTGCTTCACCCATCTGTTTGGAGTATTCAGAGCGAACATCAAAATGAGACAGAGCCTCATCAATATCCGGGATCATCTGAGAGGTAGTCAGAAGACCATCAATAACGATGATCTTTTCACCAGTCGGAATGTTCTGACGGATATCATCAAGAGACTTACCCGGTTTCAGATAAGCAGCATCAGCTCGACCAAATACCGGGAACTGAGCAGATTTACCAGAAGAAATAGTACGGACAATGTGTCTTCCCATCGTAACGGAAGAACGAGAGAAAGCTGCCAGAGTTTCACCAGCAAATACTTTCAGATAAGCACCCAGAGTGTCAGTAGTCCCCTGAATCAGACCGGGCTGTGCGACAGTAACGTCTGCCACTAATAATCAACTCCTTTTCAATAAAAATAAAACATTGTTTAAGAATTAGCCCAAGAATGTGGACTGCATTGTCATACGCTGTACCTTTTCGGTGTATGCCATATCTGTACCGTAACGTGGGTCATTCATGGCTTTGACCATAGCATCTTTGCTATTAAAGCCCTTCGTTTCAACCGTATTGGCACCACCAAGAATAGAGCGATTAGACGTTCCATATTTAGTTGTCATCTGTGCTTTGTAGCCGTTAATGAGAGCAGCAAGCTGGGTCAGACTACCAGAGTTGATAGTCTCATTGAATGCCTGTACATCGGCTTCACCAAGACCCTTAATGAAATTGCAGAGCTTGCCATATTCTGCTTCACCACCAGCAATTTTATAAACTGCATTGGTAAATTCGTTTACCTGTGCTTCAAAGCCTTTAATAAATGCATTGACTACAGCTTCCGGATAGCCAGCTCCTTTAAGAGCCTTCATGCTTTCATCAGAGAGTTTGCCGTTGTCTTCATATTCCTTCACAAGGGCATCATAATCGACCCCTTTAGAAGTCAGATCAGACTTGACTTCATCTTCTGCCTTCTGCTGTTCTTTGACCCCATCTTCGACTTCTTTGATCTCAGCTTCTGGGGTCTTCTCTTCCTGCTTCTTTTCGTCAGCTTCTTTAGACTCTTTTTCTTTGGTGTCTACTTTTTCACCATTGTCGGAAATTTCAACACCTTTGTGTTCTTCAAGAGTGTCAATAGCTGCCTTTTCAGCAGTCTTTCCTGCATCAACCACTTCACCAGCATCTACATCTGGCGTAGTGTTCATTACCTGTTCTTCACCTTCCATTATGTTCCTCCTTCATTACCATTTGCTTGTTGCATCATACCAGCAGCCATCTGAGGTGCTGCTCTTTCAGCCATTGCTGCCATCTGACTCTGCTGCTGTTCCTGCTGAATCTGCTCTGGGGTCTTAATCAAGTTTTCAGTGTTGATAGAAAGACCATTTGCCATACGTTCAGCCATAACAGTCCAGTTAATGACCTGTGCCATTTCTGGATTCTGACTAACAATCTGACTGAATGTCATCATCTTATTGAAATCATGCCCTCTGCCAATAGCAGCAAGACCAGTAGTAATAGTTGGTTCTACAAGACCATCAAGATCTGGCATCTGACCAGTTCCTTCAAGCTGTACCAAAAGTCTCCTTACAAGAGGCAGCTGAAGCTCCTGAGACAGAATAGAATAGACACCACCTAATGTGTCTTCCAACTCAGATGCAACGTACCTGATTTCTTCAGCAGTTACACGTTCACCATTTCTCTGGACTGCTGAATTAAGCATAAATGCAAAAGACAAGCGGTCAGAAAGCATGGTAACAGTAGAAGCTGCCACCTGAAGATCTGCTCCTTTGTTAAGCTGAAGAGCCTGTACATCATCGGGTCTTCCCGGTACAAAGCTACCTGATTTAGCTTTAGCTAACTTAAAGGGTCTTGTAATACCGTTAGGGTTGACCAAATACAGAACGTTAGCACAAATTGCTGACATTTCTACGATAGCCTTAGAGAGAGCTTCAAGAGATCTAAGATCCCCCAGATACTCCTCTACAAAAGATCTGCCATAAGACTCCCCATCCATCTTTACCATACGCAAAGGGATCCATGGGGTCTTTTCCTTCGGGTACTGCTGTTCAGACCCTTTTACTACTTCCCCATCTACTTCCTGATAAGAGTAGAATACATCGTTCTCAAGATAGACATGGGTATAGACAGTAATAATATCTTCTGGCTTCTTTTCTTCACCACCTCTAGTGACCATAGCCTTTACGTCATCTGGGAGAGCTGCAAAGGCAATTTTATCCATAGCAACAAGCTGTACTACGTTACCTAAAGCATCCCTCTGGAGAACGTAAGAGTTCAATTTGTAGAGCTTCATACCACCTTCCTTTGGTGGTAAAAAAAGCAAACAGTTACCAGTTACGACCAATACCTTAATAGCTTCCGCAAGGGTCACTCGATATTGATGGGTCTCTGCATACTGAATTGCCTTCTGTTCGAGATTAGCCAAAGCCTGTTCAACCTGTTCACGCATTTCAGGCTGATTTGCAAGGTCTGCTTCTGCGTCTTCTCCCGGTGTAAGTCTAAAGAAGGTGTCGTTTGGTGGAAACAGAGCCAACATAAGTTTAGACCCTAGATTATTTACACCTCTAGCTCCGATACTCTGATATGGTGTATCAAAGTTAGAAGACCCATTAGACCCCTCTTTAGGAAAGAGTGAAGGAATTGTGTAGGTAGCACAATCTTCTGCTCTAGTTATATACGGAGAACGATCAGAAGACAACCTCTCATAAATAGACTTTGCTGTCTCTTCATGATTAAAAGTCGTTCCTTTTTTAGCCATGCGTCACCACTTACAGGTTAAGACCTGTTCCTGTAGTCCCACCACCAGCCGAATCAGAACCATTGCCAATCATGAGACTCTTTTTACCAGCTGCTTTCTTTTTACGCTTAGTAGCATCTGTGTCTACATTGGTGTCATTATTCTGTGCGTCTGCTGCTGGAGCTGCTGCTGCCCCTGCTGACTGAGTGACAGAAGCCGTAGAAGTTCTAGCTCCAAAAAGTTTACCTACAGCTCGAAATGGTGCTGAGATAACTTTACCAATAGCGTGTCCAATACCGCCCATAATTAAATACTCCAACCTCCTGTGTCGTTTACACTAACTCTGTTATTCATACCTGTGTCTCCACGCCTGATCTGCAATGCCTGAGAACCTCTCCGTTTCTGCTTCCAAGCATCCGTACCCCCATAGATAGGAGAGTTCGGATCAGCAGCTTCCGTAGAAGGGGTTAGCTCTCTAGCAGTGACAGACGGTGTAGGAATTTTAGGTGTCTTCCATAAACACACCCTATCACCTCTCATTCTGCTCCTTTGCCACTGAACGTAAATGATTGATAATATCTCTTGCCCCCTTAATGTATCCGATTTTGTACTCTGCGGATTCATCTTTAAGAGAAGTTAAGAGCAAATCAAAATCAAACAGGGCATCAAGATACGTTACAATATCTTCATGAACATATGGAATCTTAATTTCATCCACAATGTATACCTCCTCTATTAGGTGTCTCAATTAGTCTCTATAGGGGGTGTCTCAATTAGGTAAGACCCAAGCAAAACACGGATAAGTAAAATCACATTTACCGTGTCTCTTATAGAGATTTTCGATCATCTTAGGTTTATCTGTCATAGACGCTCCTGTCTCCATTAAAGAACATCCAAGATCATTAGCTCTCTTCTTCATGTACTTCAAAGCGACTCGACCAAAGCCATGAAAAGCTGGGTCTAATCCTAAGACAAAGAGTTCTTCAAAACAGGTGCGTCTAGTGTACCATGGGGTTACAATATCAAAAGCTAACACACCAACCTTGCGTCCATTGGTGTCCTTAAAGAGAATAAGGTGTCTTGCCTCTGCAATCCAATAGAGGCTATAGTAAATAGCTCCAAACTCAGCAAAGCTCTTCCCCGGTTTGGAATGCAAAGACCTAATCTCATTGTAAACCTTAGAAGCAATGTATCTCATTGTCTCATCATCATTTGGGTCTACTTCGATGGAGACCAGAGAGTTGGCTTTCCATCCTTCCATTCTGTGTCTCTTAGAATACGAGCGACCCTTGCTTGCTGCAAAGCGTCTTCCTTTGTTAGACCTTTTCTTAGGAATGTCCTCTCTACCGTGTGCCATGATACTCCCTCCTTGTCAAAAATCTTTTCTGCTGTCTTTTCCCCAATTCCCGGACAACCATCATAGTTATCTGCTTTGTCTCCAATAAGGGTCTGGGTATAAAACCATTTGTCTGCTTCACGTTCTGAGATGTGATAAAGTTCACCCTGAAGGAAGTTGTAGAAGATACCGGGGATAGACCTAAAGTCTTTATCCCCAGAGCTATGAACTTCATGCCCCTTAAAGTGAGTAGCTAAGATACCTACTACATCATCTGCTTCAAGGGTCGGGATCATCCTAGTGATGTAATGAGCTTTAATCCAGTCAAGGACTTCCCGATAGCAAACAGGCTTTCGCTTCCCAATTCGATTTGCCTTATAGGTAGACAAGATCTTTTTTCTGAAATTGGCTACAGGGTCTGAAATACACATAATGATCCTGTACTCACCTTCGTAGTTGAGCTTATCCAAGATCGTTGTGACAATTCCTTCGACCCTATCGTCAATTTGTGCTTCTGCTTCATGTGCGTCTGCGTGAAGAGTCCAAAGACCATCACCCCAGTTGATCTCACGTTCCACTGAGGAGCAAGACACAAAGCAAAGCATATCGGCATCAAGAAGAATGTAGAGCATATTATAAATACCCTTCCTTCTTCAGGAGCTTAAATCCCTTTGCCGTAACATACCAAGAATTTGTAGCAGTTCCAGAAAGTACAGAAGAGATATGACCACGAGAGGCAGCTTCTGCAATAATGAAAGCATTCTCTCTAGCAAAGTCACTCTGAAGTCTGTACTGCTTCTGCATCATCTTACAAAGTGTCTCAAGGTATTTATTCAAATAGAATACTCCTTTCGTATTAGTGACAGTCATACCAGTTCCTCCCTTTCATTCCATCGGTATCCAACTGTACTCTGAAATTAAAATGAGCTTGTGTGTCTCTCATAGCAGCTTGTGCTTCTGCAATAACAATATCTGCAATCTCCGATGTTCTGCATGCGATCTGCTGTTCGTCATGCACCCAAGCCATAAGAGCAAAATCACCATTCCAACCATGCGTAAGTCCACGAGCTAACAACCTCTCTTCCGTTCTTACTATCCAATACTTACAGACCAAAGCACCAGCCGACTGCAAGAGAAGGTTAAGGGCTGAATGGATAGACCTAACATGTAGGTGTCTTCCATCAAGACCCTTCAGGTACTTTCTACGCCACTTAATGATCTTCCCATGATATTCTTCATCTATAAGACAATTCTTAATATCCCTTCGTAGAGAAGAAATAGCAGGAGTCCCAGCAAGAAATTTCTTCTTGAGTCGTTTTCCATCAGTTGCGTCACCACCTACGATCTTACCAATCTTTGCATCTCCTGCACCATACAAGAAGGCATAGATAAACGTCTTTGCTCCATCTCTTGTAGGAAGACCAGCTGCTTTCTGATTTGCTGTATGAATGTCACCATGGACTACTTCATCAGCATACGCACCAGAGTCATAAGGGTATAGGAAATGAGACAAACACCTAAGCTCCAAACCACAAGCATCAATGCCCGCCTGTACCCATCCTTTAGGCACTCCGAACAGACTACGACACTCCTTGCCGTAGGGACTAGCATTGTGAGGAACCTGAGTAACATTCGGCTGAGAATGAGTAGCACGCCCACTAACAGTACCGTTAGGATTAACTCTTCCATGAATCTTGCCATCTCCTTTCACACACTTCAACCACGCCTGTGTCCCATCTGCAAGCTGACCCAGACGCTTCGTAAGCATCAACTGTTCTTCAAACAAAGGAGCCAAAGTACGAATTGCTTCAGGTGCTGCTTCGTCTTTCGCCATAAAGTGAAAAGTCGTTTCATCTATCTTTAACCTCCCATCTTCCGCATAAAGATCATCATTTTCTGGACTGTATTCATAATGCTGTCTAATGACCCATTCGATCTGCTGCCTAGACCCCGGATTGAACTCTTTGTATCTCTGAATTGGAACACCAGCTTTATACCCGAGTCTCTTATTGTCCCTCTTAGGGATGAATACTTTTCCCGGAATTGGTGGAGCAAGTTCTTTGATCTTTGAAGACACAAGAGCTGCTCTATCTCTAAGTGTCTTTTCAAGTTCCTTTGCCCCCTCAATGTCAAATGGGAAGCCATTCTGCTCCTGCTTTGTCATCAGCCACTGAGCCTTATGCTCTAGGGCAATAGCAGCTTCAGGATAATGTTTAGCCAACTCCTTTTCATAAAGAGCCTCAGTGACAACAACATCCTGCTTATTGTACTTCAACATGTCATCGTTAAATATTGCCCATGCATCTTCTGTGTCTTCAGCATATGTGCCTTTATAGACACCAAGACGATAGCCATAAGCCTTTAAGGTGTGAGACCCAATTAAAGACCCCGGCAGCTCATCTCGATGATACGCCTTATAGTCAGAATCAGCAATGTTTGAGAAGACAAGTCTAGCCAGAACTAATGTGTCTACAACATTCTTTCTCTTCTCTCTAGGTATATTAAACCATGGATAGATCTTCTGGATAGCTGGAATATCGAAGTTGATAATATTGTGTCCACAAATACCTTCTCCGTTATTCACAGCTCCCCAGAGTCTCTTTACTCCATCTTCAACTTCTTCGGGTCTGTACCCTACAACATTATGGTGTCCATCAGATATGCTTAGACAGTGAATCTTCGTCATTGTGTCTAACAGACCGTCAGTTTCAATATCAAATATAAGCATATCTAATTTCCTCCTTCTATGCTTTACTTACATACCACAAGCACTATAGCCACAACCAACACAATAGCCACAATGCCCTTCAACCTTAAAGAGTTTTTCATGACACTCTGGGCATTCTCTATAGTCAGCATCTCCGCTGCAAGTTGGCTTCTTTGGTGCTGGCTCTGCTGGCTTCGGTTCAACCTTTTCTTTCTTCTCTTCAACCCCAAGAATATTACCTCTACGGCATCCATCACGGAACACCGTAATACCTTTGCATCCACTTCTCCACGCTGCAATGTAAATATTGAAGACATCATCCACAGTTGCATCATGCGGAAGATTGACAGTAGAAGAGATAGCATTATCTACATACTTCTGCATCGTGGACTGAAGAATGACACGGCTCGCCCATGGAATGTCATGTGCTTCTACGACCCATGGGAACACATCTTTAATTTCATCTACAGTCATGTCAAGAGGATAACCAAAGTGGTTCAGAAGGTCTTCAATAGAACGTGCATAGACACGGAAATGTCCTCCAGTCTTTTCCATCTTATGAGACGAGCGATCATAGAAGAGCTTAAAGATAGGTTCACAACCACCTGTAAAGTTACCCATGAAAAGACTCATCGTCCCTGTAGGTGCAATAGACAGAAGAGAAGCATTAGCCATACCATGTTTCATTACACTGTCCAGTTCCTCAGTGGTCATCAGGTCTTTATCAACAGTCGGAAGAATACCTTTGAAGAACTTACCGTAACTACCAAACCGAATAGCTTCACCTACAGAGGCTTTAAGAGCTACATCATGCATGGTCTTCAGAAGTGTGTCTACGAATTTAATAGACTCTTCAGAACCATATTTAATACGAAGAGCTACAAATGCATCAGAAAGACCAAACAGACCAAGACCAATCTGTCTCCAATCATCAATACACTTCTTGTTTTCAGGAAGTGGCTGCTTATCATAACCGTACTTCAGAACATCATTCAGTGCCATTACTGCTTTGACTACCGTTTCGCAGAATGCTTTGTAGTCAAAGAATGCATCAGTCTCGAACTTATTTCGTACAAAACTGTACACGTTAATAGAGCCGAGATTGCAAGAGCTATAGTCAGCTCCAAGAAATTCACTGCATGGATTGGAAGTGGAAATATGATAAGAAGGACGATTAGGGTTAAAATTATGCTGCTGAATCCGATCATTGAATAACACCCCCGGATCTCCCATGTCCCAAGCGACTGCACAAAAACGTTTGAAGAACTTTCGTGCATCAATAAACTTCTCAATAATTTCACCTGTGTCTTTACACTCAAAGTGCAGACGGAATTTAGTATCATTCAGAACTGCTTCCATAAACTCATCAGTAAAGAGTACAGAGATATTCATAGATGCAAGTTTTGTACCTTCTTCTTTCAGGTCAAGAAGAGCCTCAACATCTGGATGGTCACAGTTGAGAACGATCATCTCAGCTGCTCGTCTACCTCTAGCACCAATGATGTTACCAGTGGTGTTGTAGAGTTCAAGGAAAGACACAGCTCCTGTAGAAGTCTCTGCTGCATTTCTGACCTTTGCTCCCTTTGGTCTAAGTTTGGAGATGTTTACACCAGCTCCACCACCACGAGAGAAGATCCTAGCCATATCTGCATTGGATTTATAAATAGATGTAATGTCATCTTCTGGCATTGGCATAATATAGCAGTTAGAAGAAGAAGCCTTAACTTCCGGTCTTCCTGCCATGTAAAGCGTTCTGCCACCAAAGCAGAACCTACCTTCTTCCAGACTCTCCTTAACAAAGTCGTGAAGGTCTGGACGTACAATAGACGCTACTCTTTCACAAAATTCTTCTGGAGTTTCTTCTGAGTTCTTAGCATACTTTGCCTTAAAGATCCCCATAGACACTTCACGATCTTCCCAAGATACTTTCATATATTCCTCCTAGTTATTAAAATGGACAATCATTGTCATCCTCATTATCTTCTTCATCATCATCATCAAAATCACTCAGCCTATCAACTGCTGTGAGTCGGTCTGTGTCTCTATCATAGAATAGATAACCAGCAATCCCTGTCTCGCCTGTCCATCTATTCTTCAAGACACGGACTCTGACAAGGTTCTTCTTTCTACCATCTGCTTGCTGATTTCTTTCCAGACCAATAACTGTGTCTGCCAGCTGTGCAATAGCTCCAGACCCTCTGAGCTGAGACAGAGAAGTAGCCCCACCTTCTTCGTGAGACTGCTGATCTGGAACTCGCCTAAGATGAGAAATGACAATAAGACCCACTCCTGTCTCTTCGACAAGGGATCTCATAGTAGTCATCAATACATCAATCAGCTTTCTTTCGTTGTCCCCTTCAATACCAGAGACAGCAATAGATACATGGTCTAGGATAATAAAATCACACTTCTCACCTACTGCCATATATCGAATTTTGTCCATAAGGTTATCACCTTCAAGTGACCCAAAGTGTTCATAAAGAACATAATTTCCTGTCCCCATAGTCTTATCAAAAACAGCTTTGAAGTCTTCATCAGATAGTCCCTGACGATTGATGTAGAGTCTTTTGCCAGCAGCTATTGACATAAGACCTTTGACTGTACGCTTAACGTTCTCTTCAAGCATCAGCATGCCCACTTTAAGATGTTTGTCAACACCCATATCGTAGGCAAGCTCTCTGACAAAAGTTGTCTTCCCCACACCAGTGCCAGCGGTAAGAACTGTCAGTTCACCTTTGCGGATACCCATGGTCATTTTATTGAGATCAATATCCCATGGATACGGATAGCCTTCATCGTTATCATCTTCCTTTGAGACTTCATCCCATGTGTCTTTACCATTGATAATGCCATCGGGCATATATGGTTTTGCAGACCAGATAGCTTTGATAACATCCTGTCCCTTACCATTAAGCAAACATTCATTCGGATCTTTGAGAGGGAGATTGGCTACATACAGCTTGTTGGGCTTCAGCAACCCCTCAATGCTCTTTACACCCTGCCTTCCTGCTTCATCCATGTCAAACATAACGATGACCTGTTCAAAGCTGTTCAGCCAATCCATGTTGGCTTTGAAGACCTTTTTGGCAGACCCAGCTCCTAAAGGTAAGGACACAACAGGGTACTTGTTTCCCTGAAGTTGTGAGACAGTCAGACAATCAATCTCTCCTTCGGTGATAACTAACTTCTTACCACCACCACCAGCCCACTTTTGCTGTCCGTAAAATCTATTGGAGATGTCCCCTCTTACTTTGAAGATCTTGTTAGCAAACCTGAGCTTCTGCCCTATAATCTTTCCTTCATCATCATAGTAGTTTGCTACCTGTGACCATCCCCCCTCCATTCGGACTTTGTAGTATGAGTATGCCCGACACGTTTCTTCTGTGATACCTCTAGCTCTCAGTGAGTCCAGTTTCATGTTCTCAATGGGGATGATAGCCTTTGTCTTAGAATACCCCACTCCCTTAGACTCCTCTGCTCCGTGATAGGTATGACACGAAAAGCAATAAGTGTGTCCATCGCTATACTCACAGAGAGCATCATGAGAACCACAATCAGGACACGGAAGATGAACCCTAATTGCGGTACTCTCTTCATGCTCCATCTTTAATCAATCCTCCAAATCACCAGCATCGTTAATTTCCATAATCTTTGCATGTGGATACTTAGAAGCAATCTCTTTGACAGCTTTCTGGACTGCCGTAGACACTTCCTCTTCTCTTGCTGTGTCTATAAGAATAGCAAGAGCTTTATCTTCATGCTCAAACCACCAACCAGCATATGCATATTCAACACGATCAGCTTCCACCCGACCATTAGCTCTAATGATAAAATGGAAACCTGTATCAAGACCTCCTCTCCGCATGCTCTTTGTCCTAAGAGACTCAAGCCCTACACCATGCAAATCTTTCTTGACAATGTAAATATAGTTGGTGGCATCTCTTTTGCGGAACTTTAAGTTCACAAATGCCATCTAGTTCCTCCTTCCCCTATTAGGTGTCTCAATTACCTTTCTTCTTTGGAATCAAGCCTTTAATAGACCTCTTTTTCTCTCTCAACCATTTGTCTGGAATCCATTTGTCTGCATATTTGAATCCGTACTTTTCACACCAGTCAGCATAGGTGGTCTTAGACCCTTTGTAAATATGGGTCTTAGACGAAGAAAAGACAAATCTAATATCCAGTTTAGGATACTGCTTCTGAATAAGCAGATGTTTCTTCCGATCGTCAACATCAAAGACACCTTTTGTCTCTATAATGATACCATTAGGTAAGACAAAATCAGGTGTATAGTGATGAGGAGATGCCGGAATCTCATAAGGAATTTGGTACTCTTCATACTTTGCATCAATGTCAGCATCCCTAAGTTGGGCTGCTACTTTGTCTTCCAGACCAGATCTATAGGTAGCATCTACATGTTTAGACCAGCCACCTCTCCTGCTGAAAAACCTCTTCATACTTAGAACTCTCCATCTTCATCGGTTTCTTCTTCGTCTGCAAACGGAGAATCGTCCTCTTCAGGTGCGGAGAAGCCTTCCTCTGCATCAAATCCGAAGCCCTTTGCATCCTTCTGACCATATTCTTTCAGGTCAATAATCTGGACTGCATCAAGACGCAGTTTGATACCATTGACTACCTTAGAGATCCAATATGGTACAAGAGTGTATGCGACCTTCGCAATAGTACCATTCCCGATAGACAGTGGGTCTTTAATCGGCGTGCCATGGGCATCAAAGACTGGAATAATAACCTTGTGCAGCTCACCAGATTTGGTCTGATAATGCGAATTAGCTTTGAACTTAAAGACGATATCTCCATCTTTGTCTTCTTTGTACCCGAGGAACGGTTCGGCAGACCACTTCTGTCCCGTTTTCAATTTGATGGAATGTTTAGCCTTCTCCAGTTCTTCATCAATGACAGCAATCAGAGCATCCGTTTCCTTCTGATCGAATTTAATGTTTACCGTATAACCTACGTCTTTTCCTTCATAGGTTTCAGGTTCATAGATATGCGGAAACAGCAGACTTCCTTTAGGGGTAACACCAGTTGTAAATTCACGTTTTGCCATAATAATTATTCCTCCTCTTTCTTGTCAGTAGACCCAAAGCCTCCGACACCACGTTCAGTTTTGTCTAATACAGTTACTTCTTCAATGTTAAATGCTGGGTCTTTCACCAGTACGAACTGTGCAATGCGTTTACCTTCAAGAGCATGATACACAGTATCAGAATCATTGATGACCATCAATGTAATCTCTCCTCTATAGTCGGAGTCAATAATGCCTGTACAGTTGGCAAGTCTAATGCCTCTCTGTCCCCATGAACTACGGATATGAAGTTCTCCATGATACCCTTTAGGAATCTCCATAGCAATGCCAGTGTACACTTTTGTCACTACATGCGGAAAGAACGTAACAGGGTCAGACACAGCAAGATCAAACCCTGCTGCTCCTTTAGTCATCTTCTTTGGAATGAATGCATGTTCATACATCTTTCTGAACTTTAGGGTTGGAAGTTTCAAATTCTGTTACTCCTTTCGTAATAAATTCACGAGACAGCGGACACTGAGACACAATTTCTCTACAGAAGTCTCTCCATTCTGGCAGTCTATGGTTGTGTCTCTGTTTCAAAATGGTCTTGAGCTGTCTATAGTTGGTCGTGACTCTGGCGGTCAGGTGCAGACCAGTAGGACAAGAGTACAGCAGTGTCAGGAAATTGACTTTGCTGGGGTCTTCATTGTACCGCTGCTGAAGTACCTTCAGACGGTTCACAATCTCTGGGTCTGTGTATGGTGTGAAAGCTGTATCAAGTTCCATTTTTGCCAGACGATGCATCGTAGACTGACTGGAGACAATCTGTGCAAAGTGATAACGCTCAAACTCAGTCCACATCTTGACAGTACATGTCAAGTCAAAGGACACCACGATACCGCTAAGGAAGTTATCATGTCCTTCACTAGATGCATGACTTGCCAAAGACACAGCTCTCCTCCAATCAAGGTCATCAATGTATCTGTGCTGGGCATCAAAGTCAAGAAATGCCTTCATCGGGTATCCCGATGCACGAATGCTATTATTCATATCGTACACCTGAAGATTTGTAATTCTCATAATTATTTCTTCTCCTTCTTAATTTCTCCTAAATAAATATCTGGGTCTGGCAGATAATAGTTAGGGTATGGATTCGGTAAGATCTCCCCCTTTGTCCAGATGATTGCAATCAAAAGATAGAAGCATCCGAAACAAAAGGCAGCAGATACAAACCAGAACATACATTCTGCTACTAGATGCGGAAAGTAACAGACCGCATACAGAAAAGCAGCAGTTAAGATAGCTGAGATAATAGCTATCATGATGCACTGTTTCTTAGTCATTTGCTTTCTTCCTCATACATATTGACCTCAATGAGAAGCTGTGTCCTCACATGCAGTTCAACAGAATCGTCACCATACATATCTGTCTTATCCGGAAGATATGAAGTAGCTCCCGGATGAATAGATACAACTGGCAGATTCTCAACATGTGCTGGGGGCATAAAAGCTCTCTGCCCAAAGCCAAAAAGAACATCCTTTTTGTTACCAAAGACCAGCGTAGAATAATTATCTGGGTCAGAATCCATAAGACCAATCAAATAGTTATCTGGAATGACCTTTAAGAGTTCTTTAAGTTTCATTTTCTTTCCTCCAATCTTCTGCTGCTTTAAGCTGATTAGCATACCATGCGATCTTTCCGGCGGTCTCTCCTTTGTCTCCTTTACGTCCAAACCGATACACATATTTCATGATGTTTCCCCAAAGGAAGCCTTCAAACTGCTCTGGAGTCATCAGGTGATTCATAATGTCAATGGCTTCTGGAAGACCCTCGACCTTGTAATGAGATGGGTTAATGGCATCTTCCATCCGCTCTACAGTGCTATCGTCTCTCTTGTCACTTTCATTGAACCATCTCTTGATCTGATTACTTTCGTCTTTCTCATCCTCTCTGAGTTCATGAAGAATGTCCGGAAGAGACTTTGCAGCAGCTTCAGGGTCAATATGATAGATACCCATTTCAGGCTTCTCTCCTCCTTCAGTATACTTTCCATCTTCTGTGAAGTAATCAAAAGCACCCAAATGACCATCATCCCACTTTACTTCAATCGGGAAGACATCACCAGCTTCAGATTCAGTAGATACTACTGTGCCACCACCAAAATATGGAGACCAAACACGCTCTCCACCCTTGAATTTTTTACCTTCGGCACTCCTTTTTTCTTCATCTGCCTCCATCTTTTTTCCAATGTCGTAGTTAATAACTCCTGCAATCTGTCCCATTTCTGATTCTCCTGTCTCCTCTTTAGGAATGTCCTTAACTAAAATGAGTTTTACTCCGTCAGCTCCTACAAAGCGTGAAATTGACATAACGCCATCTCGTGTGAATGAACTCCATGGTTCATCAACGTATGGTGGCTTATCCCAAAAGACTCTAATGGGGTACGGTTCATCTCTCTCGCATACACTAACAACAGTCCCTTTGCCATAAAACGGATAAAAGACCCTATCTGTACACTTAAACTCTGGCTTTTCATCTTCATCAAGAATGATGTCATATTCAGGGTCAGGGTACTGAGTGTGAAACTGTCCATCCATAGTGTAATACTCATAGGCATAGATAGAATTGGACGCTTCATTAAGCCAATGTACTCCAACAGGATAATCAGCTTTCTCAGGGTCTGCAATGCGAGCTACAACACCCTTGCCAAAATGGGCAGACCAAACATGATCTCCAACCTTGAACTCTCTTTCCATAATGTCCTCCTTGTGTAATTTACTTAATCACCCTTGAGGAACGCTCTGAAGCGATTTAAGAGCGTCCTGTCACTATTATTGTGCCTTCTCTCGACCACGGTGATTTTCAAAGCATCAGACTCTTTGGCATAGACAGACAAGTATCCATCTTCTGTGAATGTACTTTCACTTTCAACCAGATGGACATTTGTTGCAAACCATGTGACTACAATAGGATAGACACATGGCTCTTTAAGAATCCCTGTTATCATGCCATAACCGTGAAATGGTGCATAGACCAGATCTCCGAGCTTGAACTTACCTACTCTGTACTTAAATGCAGTCATCAGGTGTCCACTCCTTTTCATTCATAATCTCTTCTGCCTTCTCAAGACACTTGGCAAACTCATTCATGCAAGATGTTGGCTTGTTTCCGCATCTGTGATACTTACAAAGAGACACAAGATAGTTTACATTGTATCCTGTAAGCCACTTTGCGATGAAACTCAAGTTGCCTTGACATCCTCCAGTGAATTTGATGTGCGTGACTACATAGCAGTTAGGCTCTACCCTATCTTTCTCATGCTGAGGGTCAGGATTAAGAGCCAAAACAGGTGTCAGATCAAACTCAATCTGCCAACAACATATTCCTTTTGGCTTAAAAGTAAAGTGCATAATGTCAACCTCCTTTCGTCATGCTCTTTCTCTATTAGGTGTCTCAATTACTAACTGAGAGACGTTCTCAGTTGCACCAGCCGAAGGCAATGGTATCAGACACACAGTTCTAGGTGCGCAAAAAGACCCCATACCTCACCCGTCCTTTTTGGTGCGGTATGGAGTCTTTAAGATCTCTTTAGGTATACTAGCTACTAGCTACTAACTATATATCTTAAAGATACTTAATATTAAGATATTTAAGATAGTATATAGTAGATAGATTTAAGGTAACTAGTAAGACTCCTTATGATATCTTTAAGATATCTTAAAGAGTCTTCTCCTTTCCCCAATAGGTGTCTCAATTAGGCACCGTAGGGGATGTCTCAATTTCTTAGTGAAATGCGTAAAGGCTACTCAGAACTTCATGGATATCAAAAGACCCTTTGTTTGGAAGTTCAGGAAGTTCCTTTTCGGTCAGGTGCTGGACTTCTTCTGCAAACTCTTTAAGTACGTCATGGGTCGTATAGAGCTTCACAAAGCACTCTCTTACGGTCTTGAACATCTTTTCGGCATCTTCAAGAGTCGTACCATAGCTATCGTGAATCATAGCAAAATGGTTAATGCCTTGATCTTTTGCAGTGCATACGGTGAACTGTAAGTGACTAGCATCCATGCTATGAATGAAGTTAGGTGAAATGGAGTTCTCCTGCTTCTTCTTCTTTACGTCCCCTAAAGTATAAGGAACATAAATTCTCTTCTGTGTCTGTGCAAAGCGAAGTCTGTAGACCTTATTCTTGGTCTCAAGGTACGGTTGATGGATGATAAGTCCCATTGGAGTTGTCCACTGGACTACATTGCCATTCTTGCAGACCATTCTAGTCACCTTCTGAAGCCATTCCATTCCTTCAACTGCCTTGACTACTACTTTGCCTACTGCATCCCAAATCAGCTTTGCCATGTATGCTGCTGCTGGCTTGGCATTGTCTTCGGTAAAGACCCCTTCATCAAGGTGCGGTTCGATGGTGTCAACATAAACCTGTTCTTTGAAGCCATATTCCTTAGAACCATATGCAAGGGTCATGACTGATCTCTTGGTGACTTTTCTATTGACACCGAAGTTCAGCCATAACTGAGCAAGGGTCTTAGTACCCAGCTTCTGTCTGTTCTTGTCTTCATCCCATGTGTCTGCTGTACCCTGTTCTGAATCATGTTTTAGGACTTGATTTACTACCTGTGCTACACGCCCATAGATATCTTGAGGTTTCTCAGAAGGCTTGAGGTTTACTGCTTCAGCACCAACAGGATCTCTAAGAATCGCTGAGAAATGCTGAAGACCCGAACATGTTCCATCAAAGGCAATCGGTACACCAGTAGACCAGCCAACAATAGACCCATGAATTGACTTGTAGTCAATCATCTTCTTGTACTCAAAGCAAAACTGAAGAAACTCAAAGGGACAATCAAGGTTTCCCCACCAGTCCAACATAGCTATAGGGTCTTCTGCGGTGTCAAGGATGTTCTGTTCATTCTCCTTGACCCACTTGATTTCATCGGTGAAAGACACCTTGTCAATCCCTGCAAACTCTGCTCCGGCGATCAAGAACCATCTTTCACTAGATGGGTCTGTTACCTTCGGTGCATCTGCAAACTGGATAAGACCCTTATTAAGGTCATCCCCTTGGAAACTAAAGGATGGAATAGGGTAGATACGACCACGGAAATCCATATTGCACGGAAAGTAAATTCTATCATAGTCCTTGAAGCGATCTGCGGTCTTGATGTTAGCTAAGACCCTTATCATCTTACCTTTACGGCTTGACTCTTTCTTGTACTGGAGAAACATCTTGTGTTTGTGTGCCTTGAGTTCTTCCTCAGTTGGGTTGACAAGAGGTGGAAGACCCTGATATGGTTCGGTGCTGGGAAGTCCGGCACGATCTCCCCCCATCTTGACAATTTCATGAGCTACTTCAAGCACTGCCTTGTCAATTTTCCATGGAGTTGACTGGATACTATTAAGAGCCTTAAAGGGCTTTGAGAGGTCAGCAGACTTGAGCTTCTTGAGATATTTGTCGTAGTAGTAGCCCCCATCCTGAAACCTATAGAGACGTACTGCACTATTAAATACTGCAAGTTCTCCATAGTAGCCACCTTCATCAATGCTAGTCCAGTTCTTTGGTGGGACAATAGTAGGACATGTTTTATAAGCATGAAGTAAAGCATAGTCCGTGTTAGCTTGCCAAATGTCAAGGAATTTCTGAGTAGCATGAATGTCATCGGTAGACCCACCAACTGACTTGAGTGCAAAGAGGTCTGTAGAGGCAAGCAAGACCTCTACCAACTTGCTCCCCAAAGTCATCCATTCCGCTCTCTCAAACTTCTTGGGTTTCCATGGGATCCCTGCATCCATGACTTTCTTTTCAATCTGCTGAACGTAGTAGCGTCTGTAGTAGTCGCTATTGCGTGTCTTGAGTCCCTTTGCGATACCTACAGGAATGTTTGTAAACTCAAACATCTTTCTATCATTCTCCTTGAGCCATTCCTGAAATTCAGCACTATTGATAAACATCTGATAGTTATCGGACTGGAGATAGTTCAGAAACTCCTGTAAGTGTACTTCATCCATGATCTGCTGTCCTGTACTCTCTCCTACATTGGAAAGCATGGTCTGATTTTTGTCTTGGGGCATCACCAACTGATTGATGACGTTAGACAAGAGGGACAGACACAAGATAGAAATGAATGTGTCTTCCTCCTCAAACTGTGCATGGGCGTACTTCAAGAGCTGATAATACATGGGCTTTACGCCTCTTTTAGGTGTCAACTGGACACCGAGCCATGCCTTCATGTTGTTTGCAAGGTTATTGTACAGATGGTTAATAAGACCACTACCCATAGACGTATGAGAAGCGTCCCCATTCTGTTCCTTGTAAGCAAGTGTTTCCTTGAGTTTGTCCATCGCCATGTTGCGATATTCATTTTCAAGTTTTAACTCATCATCTAACGTGACCATGGTATTGCTCCTTTCTTTAATTGAATTAAAAGACACCGATAGGCAACTAGCTACTAGCTACCTATCTAGGTGTCTTGATAACCTTCTCTCTAATAGGTGTCTCAATTACCTTGGCTTACTCAAAGACCAAATCCATTGCAATATTCCTAGCTACCACGCTATCCAACATGGCGGGGAGTTCGCCCTTATCTTCATCGTAGGTCTTCCAGTGGTCGATCACCGCGTCACTTGCCCCTAACAGTTCAGCTACTTCAATGGTGATAGCGAGCCTTGCCCAGTCCGTTGTGTCACCATGCAAGGGCATGTGATACCTCTTGAGGTCGTCCATGATTTCACGATAGTGGCAGTTGCACACGTTAATCATCCACCACCATGGCTTCTTAGACACAATCTCACTTGCTACGATGTTGGCGATGTCCCAACTGTAGCAGATGTGACAAGTCTCATAGTCCTTCAAGAGGTCAATCATAAGACCCTTTACGATATCCTTGAGTTCCATAGTGCTTTCCAATACTCTTTTCATGATAGTTAGTCCTCCTCTTCAACGTCGTCCCATGCTTCAAGTGGCATGCCAATCTGACTGTAGACCCACTGCCAATCATAGGCTAAGAGGTCATTGAGTTCTACATCATCCGCACCATCGGGGAAACAATCTTCAAGGTAGTCCATGAGTTCTTCTTCCATGCCCTCCTTGCGAATTTCCTTGAGTACGTCAATCGCCTGTCCCCATGAGTTCTTGTAGAGTTCTTCAAAATCGCAACACTGCTTGATAATTTTCAGCATGATAGTTACCTCCCATTAGTTTTCCAAAAACATGATGATATCAATCGGCTTCTTGAAATTCTGTTTCTCAAGAAATTCAAGGGCTTCGGGATGTTCCTTGAGTGTGTCATAAAGCCTTGCATAGTAACCTTGAGAGTGTGCAAGGGCTTCGATGACTTCCATGATTTCCTGCTTGTTCATGTTGTTTAGTCCTCTCTTTCCAAAAACATAGCACGCATGATGATAGTCTTGCCTTGGATACTTGTGTAGTTTTCAAGTAAAGCCGTGTCTAACTTGCGTCCGTAGTCATCAAGACCATGGCTGTACTTGTCGCAATTCCACCAACGCTCCTTGACAATTTTCTCATAGCGTTCCTTGGCTTTATCCTCTCTTGTGTATGCTCTCATGTCAATACCGTCGATTACAATAAAAATCATCTGCTTTGTCATGATGTTAGTCCTCCATTTCAACGAAAATTGGCTGAATGAAATATTCACGCCCGCCTATGCATGTGTACTGAATTTCCCATACCCTCCATAATGGCGTTCTGTAGTCATCAAGGTAGTCTATAGGGTTGAACCCGTCAATTTGTTCAAGGCGTTTCATAACCATTGCCTTGAATGCTTGGAATGCCTTGGCTTGGCTCTCATAGGCATGATGTTCAATACCATTTGTTGCATCATAAATTGTCTTTTTCATGATATAGACCCCCCCCTATTACTCACAAACGATACCGTGCGAATACATGGTGACAATAAACTCTTTTTCTAACTCAAGTTTTTCCTTGAGTGTCTTTGCATAGTCTATCATGCTTGAATATCTTGCCACGCATACTTCGATGAATGGCGTGATGATACCCCAAAGCGTCATGGTATGTACCATTTTTACTTCCCATGTGTCAATCTGCTTATTTTCTACGTTTCTCATTTTCTTGTGTCTCCTCTCATGCGTCATAATCGGGATAGTTGTTATTGTCATACATGTCTTGCCATGCCTTGAGTTGGCTACGATACCATTCAGCTTGTTTATGGTATCCCATAAGGTCTAAGACACGGATAGAGGTCTGTATATCATCGCACATAGGGTGCATGTGCAATGCATAGACCAAATACTCAATGCGATTTTCAAGAGCGTATCTAACCTCTTGGCGCTCTCCGTCCGTCAATTCGATGTTTTTCATGTGTTCCATGATAGTCACCTCTTACCACCCATAGCCATAATTGAACGCCATAGCACGTTCCCCCTTGCGTTCTCTCAGTTCATCGTGGGTTAATGGTGTGAGTTCGCCCGTCTCAAAGTCATAGGCAAGCATTTCTCTATCCATGATGTCAAGAGTCTTTTTGTCAAGCCCCTTGAGTCTATCCCCGTATTCATTCAACCACCACGTAAGCTGACGACTTGTTGTCCTTGAATAGTAACCCGTGAACATCACGCGACTACCGCGGACGATGATGACTCTTGTAGAGTAGGACATAAAGCCCCATTCGATACCATCAAAATCCATGCCATTTAACAGTACATATCTTTTGAACATTGCACATTTAGCATACTTATGTTCATTCAGTTTTTTCAGTTCCATTTTGAGTACCCCCTTGATATTCCGTGGGGTATCGCCTTGATACCCCTTGATAGACACATTGATAGACACATTAGAGTTATTCGCCCTTGGCAAGCTCTTTTTCAAGCTCTTTGCGTTCTTTTTCAGTAGCCATTGCGTCAACGAATACCGTCTTGAATTTGTAGGTACAAGCTACGCACCACTGATTGAACGTCCTAGCAAATTCCCTAGCAAGTTCAATCGCATTTTCAAGGGTTGTGTCGTAAATTTCAATTTTCAAGGACGGCTCAACGTTGCCCTTGTAAATTCCGACGCATTCCGTTACCGTTGCGTCCGTACTCAGTGCAATAATTTTAATTGCCGTCTTTTTATCAACCGGCATGAAATTCTTTGTTACAAGCCCTAAATTAAGCACTACATTTACTTTTTTCATTTTGATTACCTCTCTTTATTTAAAATCATTTTATTGATGTTATTTCTATTTTATCCGCCCTATTAGTCGGCGTATTCCTAGCCATTTTTTCGGGTTGTTCGCTATCCCTAGCCTACATCGTTCCATAGGCTGAACTATTTCCGTTCCCCTTACCGTTGCCAATGGTTTAGGGCAAGTGTGCCATTTTTTCCGGCGTGCCGTTGCACATTCACACATCGGAATACACTATTTAGTTTTCAAAGAACACTTTGAAACAGTTTAGAGAGTTTCGATAGACTGTAGGTTCAAGCCGTTTGTCTGTAGGCGTGTTCCATTTCACTTTGGAAGCGTTTCCATAAACTCAAGTTCCACCATGCTATCTATTAGTCGCTATTCTGTTTTCTACCGTTCGCCCTATGGCTAATGGTTCAAGAACTTTGCACCGTGTCAATTCTCATTGGCGTTGCTACTAATGGGCTTCCCCATGTTCGCTCTTGTGTGTTCCGTTCTTTGTTATCTGTATGATACAATACCGCAAGCCAAAAGTCCAATAAACAATTTGACACGTTTTGATGAGAATGTTTCTAATCTTTCCGGTGTGTTGTGTTGTGTCTCAGTATAGGAAATATATAATATATAATATAATACCTATATAGGAAATGATAGAATGCTGTATTGTATGAGTATGCATAATTCTGTATATCTATACTCTCTATGATTTTTTAAAGAATCATAGAGTACACGCTATGGATTATTTATGCAGAATATTGTATATGTATACCATTAGAGAATAAATGGTCAATTCTGAGTCAATTATGGTATCTTTATGAGTAACAGATGAGAATGGGAATAAGTGTATTCTAATGAGAATAAGTGTATACTATTAGGCACTTTAAGAGGCATTATGGTACACTTTAAGATAACAGATGAGAGATGAGATAAAAGCATAGTTCTATGACTTAAAAGCATACTAGAACACATTCTTAAAGTTACCTAGAACATATCATAAAGATACATGACAGTATTAGTCATGGTATCCCTAGCATATCCTAGAGAGTGCTATAGAATACGTTCTAGGTGCATGATGTCACCTTTTGGCATCTTAAAGAGTCAAAGCGTTACTCCTTTAGTATCTTAAAGTGCTAACGTAGTGCCATGGTGATACTGTACATCGTTATCCCTGTGATGCGTTAAAGAGGTACAGTGGTAACGCTGAGACGCTTTAAGAGGGCATAGGGGGGGATTCAGAGCCACCCAAGTGGATGAATAGACACTTCACAATTTTTACAAAATTTTTATAAGACCCATTGCTTCGTATATAGACACCGTTAGAATTTCCACTTATGAAGTACCTGAAAGTTCTCTACATGATCCTTAGAGATACCCACAGACACCTCAATGGCTCTATCGTAGTTGTAGTTCCTTTGGATGCCAATAGGTACATAGAAGTGACCATCATGGGATCTACCAAGACCAGCAGATACTTCCCAGTTCCTTTTGTACTCCAGATCAGCCCATTTGCGGACTACTGGAGTCATATTGATATCTGAGGTCACTTTGGTCTGAAGTCCTTTAGAGTCCTTTGACACCGCACCAGTGGTCTTAGGGATCTCAAAGGTCTGACCATGGATCTCAGCAATGTATCTGTTATCTACCACCAAGTCTGGATCAGATTCCTTTTGTTTCTCTTTAAGAGTCACTCGGGAAATCTCATGGATCTCTACAGGTTCCCTATTTGCCTCTGTAGGTACGTCCACAGTAGAGTTAGTGGTAGGAGAATGAAAAATAGCATAGCAGCTATAGCCAAGGAGGAAAGAAACTACGGCTACTATGATATATTTGAAATAGTTAGTAATAGTAGTTAGCATATTACACTTCCTTTATTAGTAATAGTTAGTAGCTAGATAGTAGCTAGAGTTAAGGTATAATTAAAGTGATCGTCAGAACTCATAAAGACAACATTAAGAATTGTTTAGAAATTCTTTATGATACCTGACCAGAAGATTAAGAGTCTTATTGGGACTCGTTATAACTCATAAGGTGAAGAGCAGAATGCAGTATCCTTATGTACTATAACCTTTCTTCCCTTTACCCATTAGATGTCTCAATTAGTTAGTTTGTATATATGTGTCTCAATTAGGATCTAGCTATATACTAGCTGCTAACTATTCCTATTTAGCTAACTAGCTACTATCGCTAGATCTTATATCTAGCTATCTAGCTATTATCTATCTATCTCTAATTGGTAAATAGCCATAGGATGCTCTAAAATCGTTTCTAAGGGCTTCCAAGGGTTTCTCAGGTAAAGTTACCTTATGAACTCTTATGGACGCCTCTAATAGCATTTTAGAGCATCCTAGAGGTATATACCCCTAGAACGCTCTTATTTCGTTTCTGAGAGCCTCTTAAGGCTTCATGAGTAATTTATCAAAGGACACTCTAAGAACGCCGCTGAGAGCGTTTTAGAGAGTGCTAGAATCCTTCTAGCTGTTCCTATTTGCCTCTGAATGGATTCAAACTCCTGATATGCATCTTACCGGAAGCCAGCTTATCTTTATAGACCTCTGGCTTACCCCAGTTCAAAGCACCTCCATCTGGGTCTGCCCACATCTCAAGTTCCTCCTCAAGATGCTCCTCAAGCCCAATATCAGCACTCCTGTCCAGTACATCATGCCAATAAGCTACAGCCATAGCTACAGCATCCAGACGGTCATCATGAGCTAATGCCCCCTTCTCATCACAGAGTCTAGTCATCTGATAGATAAATGAGTAGGCTGGAGATCTCTCATAGACTCTATAGTCATCTATCACTACACTCTTGTTAAGGATAATCTTATGGGTCATTAAGAGTGGCTCAAGGGTATCAATGATACGCTTCTCCTTCTGCTGTCTATTGTTGATCTCCTGTACAGTACAAGGATGAATCCTACCTAGAACAGGTTTTAGCAGCTGAGAGAACATGCCATCACCAAAGTTAGATTCTACGACCACTTCATTGACATCGTAGAACTTTGCTTTATTTGCAAGGGTCGTAAGTGTCCCCTCAGAGTACCCTTCATGATACCCACCAATATCCAAAATGCATAAATATCCATTTATGTATTTGATGATAGAATATGCAGTTTCATCCTTACCACGACCACTCGGGTCAATAGCCATTACCGTACCAGAGTAGTCTGCTACCTCCTCAGATCGACTCAAAGGACTATAGAAGTAGTCACCTTTAAGAGCCACAGAAGGTAGCTCCGGTATACGTTTAGCTGGGTCTGAACTCCATGCCCACTTCAGGCTAGTCTGTTTCAGGTCAAGATCTGTCACTATGAAGTCCTTTACTTTCAGTGGATACTTCTCAGCATCAGACAAGTTAGTGTTCAGCATGAACTGAAGAGCGAACCCTGCCTTACCATAAGACAGTCTACGCTTCTCAATTTCTTCTACATCGAAGCGATCTGGGTCTGTAGGTGTCAGTTTGTCTGCATATTTCTCTGGGTCTTCATCATACGGTTCAGCAATGAATGGTGCTAATTCGCTACCATAAGATTCCCTCTCAGCTATAGAGGAAGGGAATTGAACAGTCCAAATGCGTCTCTTATAGCCACGTTTGGTGAGTTCATTATAGAGACTCATTTCGTTCTGAGGTGTCCCCAGATAGATGATCTTCCCTCCCGGTTTAAGGACTGCATCGAACTCCTTTACAGCTTCTCCTAGCTTATCACGCTGCACCTGAGTACCAGAGTTATTCGGGACTTCTACGTCATCGGCAATCAATAGGTCTGCACGAGACCCTGTGATCTGACCTGTGATACCTACAGACTTCACCGATGGAGAAATATCTGGCACTGCAAGACCCACATCAAAGAGGTTCTGTGTGTCTCGCTGTCCTCTCTGGGTCTGCAAAGGTTCCAAGAAGGGCAGCAAATAGATGATACGTTTGATAAAGACAGCATTTGCATCTGCTCTATCTTTGGATGCAGACACAACCAAGACCTTTAGCTGAGGGTCTTTCCAAAGCATCCATACGGTGTACGCACAAGTCAAAAAGGACTTAGCGACACCTCGAAATCCCTCAATGATGCTTCGGTCAGTTGGGGTATCCATAAGGTACTTTGCAATATCGTACTGTATAGGTGTAGGGTCTGGAAGCCCTATAGATTTCCAGACCATGAACACGAATACACGGAAGTCCTTATGGGCTGCCTTAATTTGGTCTTCCGTCCACAGCAAAGTGACCTACCTCCTCCTTAAAGATCGGAATATCTGTGGTCTGCTGCCTCTTCATCAGTTCAGCTACCCCCGGTGTTTCAGGAGTGGTCTGAAGCTGGTTCTCTTTGAGGAAGCGTCTGACCTTATCAAGGAAAGCTGGATTGCGTCTAAGCTCCGGGTCAGTAAGACCATCAAGGAGAGCATCAACTTCCAGCTGTGCAATCTGGTCAATAATGGCACTGTTAATCTTAGGCATCTTCATCACCCCATCCATCAAATCTATAGAGGTCATTAGCCTCCATAGTAGCAATAATCTTCCTAGCATAGTCTGGGTCTGTAGCATAGACAGGTGCGAGTGCCCACACAAAGTCCTCTACACACCAGCCATTCTCCCATACTGCAAGAGCTTCGGCATACGCTGGCTCTTCCTTAATGAGTACGCACCAGTCTCTAATAGCATCTTCAAGAGACGAATAGGACTGGAATTTATCATAAATAGTCACATACTGACCATTCTCATATTCTGTGGTCTGCTGCCGTACATAGTTACCCCAGCCATTCCATTTACGACCAAAGTAGTTGAACTGACCAATACAGTACCTACCCCAGCCAGATTCAAGAATAGCCTGAGCGATACATACGGAAGCTGGAAGATTGTATTCAGCACAGACCTTACCAGCTGTGTCTCCGATAAAATCAATAAATTCATCTGGGGTCATATGGTGGAAATCTCCTTTCATTATCTTTTTTGGCTTCATCTGGAATACCATCATGATCTGTGTCTACCAGCCAACGGCTAAAGGTCTGGATAGCAATAGTAAGACCACCTACGGCAGTGATATATTGTCTAAATTCAGATAAGTTAGCATGACCAGTTACGACCCATTCATATAAGGTCATCACAAGATAAAGCACTAAACAAAATAGAAGGTAACGAAGACTCCATTTGATGAGTCTCATGGAGTCTTTGTCACTTTTCTTAATCTTAAATGTACTGATTATCTCTTTGATTTTTCGCTTAACGTAGAGCATATTTCATCAAGGCGTTTAGAATTGATTTTATGAGCTTCTTCAAGAGCAGCTACACGCACATCCAAAGCACGCCTGTCTGCTACACTCCTTTCGATCTCTCTTTTCAACTCATGTAATACATCGCTATTAAGGTCAATAGCATGCTGTAATGGTCGAATCACAACATAGTTAAAAGCAGCACTAAGGCAGCTTGCTACTGTTAAAATAGCAACAATACTATTCAGAATATCCAAGTAGTCCCCTTTCTTAATATAAATATAATAGGGAGTGCCACTAGACACTCCCCACCATATTTAACTTACCACTAACTTATTACTAAGTCGTAGGGGTAGCAGGAGTCGTACCTGTAGGTGCAGGAACGATGAAAGCCGGAACAGGAGCTGGACGAAGTTTCTGAATGAGATCTGCCGTCTGTGCAGTCTGTCCATTAAGGATGTTAGCTGCCATGAGCTGACGATCTCTTTCTTCCAGTTTAGCCTTCAGTTCTGCCATCTGGTATGCAGAGAACATTGCTCTGGTCTTTTCACCATCCTCTTTGATAGCTTCCACTACGCTGCAAGTGTTTCTATACCCTTCTGTACGCACTGCATCAATGTTTCTGTTGGTCTCGCAGCAGCACATCTGAGCAGCCTGCTGATTCTGACCCAGCTGTTGCATGATGCCAAAGTTGCCCTGCATGACAGTCTTCTCCAGACCATTGATACCATTCGTAAGAGCATAGGTGCTATTAGCCTGTCCATAGGTCAGACCCCTCATCTGAGACATTTCATTGGAGTAATCAAAGCCCCTCTGAATATCTGCCTGAGTTGCAGCATTCCCTTTGTTACCAAAGAGATTACCACCACCACCGAGTAATACGAATAACACGACTACCCACAACCATTCACTACCACCGAAACCACCGCCTGTCTTCTCATTCAGATTGAATACAGGCTGCACACCACTACTCATACCGTTCTCCATAAGATCACCATCCCTTTCATAAAAATAATGTGAGAACTGTATATATCAACTCTGCCGTACGCTCAGAGCTGAATACCAAACATAGC